ACCTAGAGCGAAGTCCGCGCCCGGCGCTTTTTTCTCATGTCCTACGATTACGACAAGGGTCGCGCGAGTAACGTCGTCATGCCCCTTAGTCCCTTTGTCTCTTATGTCCGTTCCGTCGTCCTCGATAATCTCCACGCTCTCTTGCCCCGTGAGCGCGTTGATAATTGCAGTGACCTCGGTCATTGCCGCCGCCGACTTCGCCGGGTCTTGGTTAAGACACCAACGGGCCGTATATAAATGATCTAGAATCTTTTGCTTTTCCATTGCTGCGTTCTCCCCTTAGTAATTTTTAATTGTCCATTCGCGCTTGCTCAATAATTTTTCTCAACGCCGGTGGCGTTTCTATAATCCAAAGGGTGGTCTACGTATTGCACACCACCGCAACCCGTGGGCGAGCGGTAATTAGAGCCGTCTCCGCCGTAATCCCTAACCGTCTCCCCATAGTGGGGTGTAGCGGGAGCTTTGGATTTTAAATATCCTATAAACAAAATGCAGTAGTTAGCCAAATCTAAAAGCGTGTCCTCGACACTCTCGTCTTTTACCTTTAGCTCGCCGTTTGAAATGAAGCTCCCCACTCTCGAAAGCTTATCCGACATGCGCGTAAGAAACCCCACCTCAACTATGTTAGGTGATTGCACGAGATATCCGATTTGCCGAAAGTTGGCGAAAGGGTCCTCTCCACTCCCCGCATAGTCGGCGTTTTTCCGAGCCGTGATTTCCATCATTTTTTCGCACAGTGCTTTATGCATTTCCATATAGCCTTTTTTGGTCACGCTTTCCCCCTATAAAAAACGGCGTCCCAAACGCCTATGATTAAAAACAATAACGGCCACGGCTATAGAAAACCCGGTGACCGCGCCGAACGCCCAAAAGCCGCTTGCCATTCCGCTATGAAAGGACTCAATCACTTGCGATACCTTTCGCTACTAAAGCCTTTTGCTACTACGGGTAAATCACGAGACCAAGGATTACCTTCCATCAAAATTTTCTCATACTCTAAAACGTCACCCTTGGGACTTTCTGAAATCAATTCATCATGCACTTGCGCGAGAAAGGTATAGCCCTTTTTTTCCATACGCAGGGCCGCCCAAAGGTTGATGTCACGGGCGGTCGCCTGTACGATATTTTCTACTAAAAGTCCACCGTATGACGCCGAGCACTCCCATTTTTTCGTCAAAGAATTGACGCTCCAATAATAGAGTTTTGGCCGGTATTCTCCCCAGGGCGCAGGCTCTTGGCGAATCTCCGGGGCTTGGTAATGAATGCGGCGGCCGGAGGGTAGCTCGCACCATAGCGAGCGTTTGTCGCGGCCCCAGGCCACGCGGTTAAGCTTTACGGCGCGTTGTGGGCGAGAGACGGCGGCGATGGCCGCGCGTTCCATCCGGGGCCAAAGACCCGAGATAGGAGAATGTTTTGCGCGGTATGTCTTAACGGCGCGCTCCGCGATTTCTAGCGTCATATCTTTGACGCCAAAGTTTATGCACGTTTGCATAAACTTGGCCGCTCCCATTTGATAACCGAGGCCAAGCTCGGCAATCTTTCCGATTTGGCGTTGCTCAAAAGTAACGTCCTCCGGACGCACGTTAAAAATAGCGCAGGCCATGAGGACATAGGGGTCGCGGCCTTTGCGAAAATTCTCTAGCGCCTTTTCATCGCCCGCGAGCCACGCGAGGACGCGCGCCTCAATCGCGTTGTAATCCGCGACATAAAGCAGGTGATTGGGGGAAGCTTTCACCATGCCCCGGATACACGACGAATACACTTCCATAGGGTTTCCGTAAAGGGCTCTAATCCAAGTAGCGTCTCCGGTTTGGAGAGCATTGATGGCTTTGTCTGTATCTTTGATAGTTCCTCTAGGTAAGTTCTGTAATTGAAGGCCTGTTCCAGATTCTCGTCCGGTGTGCGCGCCGTGATACATGGCAATGTCACAAACGCGCCCGTTCCGTCCAGCGCGCCCGAGAATAGCTTGATATTTCTTTGTTGAGGATTTGGCGAGTGCTGCTCGGATTTCGAGGACCCTTTTCGCTTTCGACGTGTCGGTTTTAAGCGCATCTAAATTCTCCAATACGGTTTTGATTGCGAGGTTAGGGAGCGTGATTCCGTTATCCTCGAGCCACTCTAAAAGTTTATCCCGCTGACCAACCGTGGTGACCGCGCCGTCGGTAAGCTCTTGCAATTCCTTTTCTAGTTCACCGACATGCACCTTAATTAAATCCAAAACTATTTGCGCGGTCTCCGTATCAACGCGAACACCTCTCAAGTTCATCGCTTGATTGAGGAGCCAAATCTCGCGCTCGACTGGAATTAAATCTGGAACCGCTTTATCAAGTAAGTATTCGGCCTCTACGTCATTCGCACAATAATCATAGACGCCGTTAAGCCCCTCTTCGTCCTCGAAATATTTATCGGGCTCGCCGTTCACCCAACCCGGCTCTAGGCCTTTTTGTTTCCACGTAAGCCAAGCGCGGCGGGGTTTAGAATAACGAAGCATGAGCCTGCGCCCGTCCATGTTTTTCTTTACGGGCAAGTCTAGCGCAAGGCACGCGCCCTCGAGCGCGCGCGGGAGCGCATAGGCCGCAGATTTAGCCGCCGTGCATTTCCACCTCGCGGGCGGGAGTGCAGGGAAATTAGGGAGTGCTCTTCTTAAAACGTTTTCAGTTATGCATTGTTCAAAGATAGCGTTGTGAGAAATCCAAACGCATTTGGGATTGCGAGCGGCCTCTAGAAAATCTCGAGGCACGGGCAAAAGGCCCGTCCATATTTTCGCGGGACCGTCGTCAATCTTGTATCCAACGCAAAGGATTTCGGTCGAGGGGTCTTGCGAATATTTCACGCCCCCGACTTTTTTTAAATCCGCCTCTGATCTAGTTTCATAGTCTATTACGATTTGCATCTATCGCCCGGTCTATGGCATTTTTCCACTCTTGGCTATCATTCTTAAATAATAAATCCAGGCAAGCCTTTTCCCCCACAGTGCCTTTATAAAAGCAGGATCTAAAGTCATGTTTATACAGAAAGCGCATCTTGCTTTGGCAACCGATGCAACCTAGTTCCTCTTCACTTACCACCATGTTTATCGTAAGACCTTTGCGGCGTCTCAAGATTCTATGTTTAAGGGACGCTATGTTATGGCCAAAAATAACCGGCACGTCCGTTGTCCCTGCCATGTGCAAGAGCCCATTGTCGAGACCGATTACGAACTGGGCGCCCCGCATAATCTGCGTGGCCTCTAATAGCGTGGTGCGCTCACGCAGGTCTACGCCTCTAGAGAAATCATAGTTTAAAAACTTGGCCCGGTAGTTATCCGATAACTCGCGCTTGCCTAAGAATACGGGCGTTATCCCTTGCTCAAGAGTGTAAGCGACTAACTCGTCAAACGCTTTGACCGGCATCTCTCTCACCTCGGTGGTCGAGCCCGGCGTAAAGATAGCGTACTTAGATTTCTCGTCTAGCTCGGGCCATTTCCAAGGGCCGTTGTATTTTAAATCCAGTAGGTAATTATGCGACTCGGGCGGCGGGTCTAAATCAAGAAAGTAATAAAAACCTAAGTCCATGAGGTGAGCGCCGCAAGCGTTTATCAATTGCGTGCCGGGCTTAGGGAAGGCGATAAGCGAGCGCGATTCGTAGTACTTCGCGAAGTCCTTGCGGAGATAAATCCCCCAGCGCGGGATATGGCCAAAGAGATGTTTAGCTACATCATAGAAAAGCTCACTCGTAAAAATTCTTACGTCCGCGTGGGGGTGCTCATCGGCGACATACTGGACGGCGGAACACCAATTAATGTAGTCGCCAACCCCGCCGTTGCCGAAAATAAAACTAACCGGCATTGATTCGGAATGATATCCGGGGCCAAAGATTTTAGGATTGAGCGGAACCTCAACCCCTTTATAGCTCTCTAGTTTAAGAGGCTTTCCACTCGCACTACTACGCTTAATCCATTCGAAAAATCGGTTTCCCATATGCTCTCGCCCCCGCGCCAAAATGACTTATTTTCAAAATCATTCTTGAATACTACGGCTTGGTCAAATAGTTCGGGGTCCTCGACCGCATCCGGCATATCTCCAAAAACAAATTGGAGTGCAGTCTCAAAGGCCGACTCCAAACCGTGGGCGAGTTTCGACTGAAAAACCTCGCCCTCCGAATAAACTAGATAGGTGTCGGCGATAATGGTCACTGTGTTTTCTTAAGCCTTGCAAGAATCTTATTAACCCGAGCGCGTTCTTTAGAAGTCAACGCAACGGGCTTCAAGCTCTCCCGATAGGTATCGGCCTTGATTTTAAAAGCTAAATTCGTAAGGTCCTTTAACGGGCGCTTAAACGCCACCGCCAAGGCGGGCAGGGCCGAAAGCGGGGGGCAAGCCCCGCCTTTCTCTATCATGTAAACAAACTGCCCATTGGACCAACCTAGGATTTTCGCGGTTTCGTTTTGCGAGAGGTTTTGGCGCTCTCGCATTTTCTTAAACTCTTCGCCGTGTGAATGGCGCTTTACTTTACCAGTCTGTAGCTTCGTCATTGCTCTCACCCTCTTCGCTCTCGTCGTTTTCTACTTGATCGAAATCGTCACGGCTTCCGGTGTTACCGAATGCCTCACCCTTTTTGATTAGCTGGACACCTTGCAAATAAAGCTTAATTCCAGAGCGGCCCGAGTCACCTTTACCGCCGACGTTTTCGTAGGGCACCATATATAAGGACGCCCTACAAAAGCAACCCGAAAAGATTTCGCGCTTATCTAAAATGTCGTTTTTCTCTTGGTCGAAAATGCCCGGTTGGTTTTTGCTATCGGCACGCGCGAAAATCACGCCCGCATAGTGCTCCGAAGCGTCCTCTTTCTCGTCGCCCTTCTTAAAGGGAAGTCTAAAATTCTTAGGCCATTTGGCTTTGTCTTTCCCCCAAGCGGCCTCGCAAACTTTTTTAATCTTGTCGCGCATTTCGCTTAAGTCACTTTTCTTCTCGTCGAAAAGCATTTCGACCGAGTATTTGGGCTCGCCGTCCTCGTATGCCTTCGGCTCAAACACCGTCAAATAACTCGCCCGAAAAACGGGCGTGACTACTTTAATGCCTTCGAACTTTTTTCTTTTTTGCGTTGCCATTTCTTTTCTACCTCTCCCTTTGGGGTTTTGATTTCTCGCGGGCGCTCGGGCGTCTTAACCCAGGTGCCGGACTTATTTTCTATTCTCGCTTTTCTCATCTTATTACTATGGGGCTTTTTCAAAAATCCCCCCGGCTATCGGTGCGATATCCGCCCTGCCCCTCTTTACATATCGTTTTCGCTTTACAAAATCTGCACCATGGACCCGCCGTGCGTCTCGCATCCCGCCGCATAGTCCTCTCGACTCCGCGCTTAAATAAATCCACGTAGAGATAAAGCTCGTCCATCGTCACTCTAACGGATTTAATTGGTGCATCTTTATCAAAGCGCGGTTGCACTATCTTTAAAATAACGTCTCGAAAGTTCCAATGATATTCGTAGGCCAAGCCCAGCGCGTAATAAACTAATTGCGTATTAAGCAAGCGCGAGCCGCTTGCGCTCTCTTTATATATGTCCACCTTTACGCCGGAGCCGTGCTTATAGTCGGTGACCTCGAGCGTTCCGAAATGTTGGACGACGCCAAGGTCTACGGTTCCAAACATGTCGGGCGCTACAAACTCGGATAACGAAACCTTTTTCTCTATCACCAAATCTTTCTTAGCCTTTGGCGTCCAAGATGTTTTTAAGTCGTCAATGCAAACCCGAACCGCTTCGCGCATTCCCGGCGAGGAGGTTTTCGGGAATATAAACGCGCCGGATTTATCTCGAATATGTCTCGCCCATTTCTCGAGTAGGTCATGAGCCGCCGTGCCCTCATGCGCGTAAGCCGATTCCTTTTGCGGGGGCGCTTTCTCCCAAAGGTTCGGGGCGCCTGCGCAGTTTAACCAAATCTCTGAGGTTGAGGCGCCTAATTTCGCGTGAGCTTTTTCTTCCATAGATCCTTTAAAAATCCCCGGACGATTCTCAACTAAAATCGTCCGGGGCGTGGGGTCGGGCTTCGGGCCTCTTAAATCTCTAGTGCTTCAATAACTTTTGCGTAATCCGATTTCTTTAAATCCTTTACCGACTTCACTTTAAACTTTGCTAGAATTTTCATCGCCTTCGGGCGGGAATTTGCTTCCGCATACGCTTGCAACGCTGCGATAACATCGGCCTGCGTGGGCTCGTCGGTTTCCTCTTCCTCAGTCTCTTCCTCTTCGGTCTCTTCTTCCTCTTCGGTCTCTTCTTCCTCTTCAACGGGCGCCGCTTTCTTAAAGGTCGCGGGCGCGTTTCCGAGTTTGGCCAAAATCGCTTGCGCCTCTTTCTCATTGTCGCATTCTACTGTAATCGAAATCTTCATATTGTCGTATCTCCCTTTAGCACTTGGTTAATATTATCTTTTTTGTTTAGTAGCACGTCCATGACTGTTTCGTCGTGTGTCTTAGCTAACACCAAATAATCTATAGTGACAGAATCTTTTTGCCCGATGCGGTGCATACGGTCGGCGGCTTGGTCATTGTCGGCGGGGCTCCAAGAAAACTCTACGAATACGCCGCGAGTCGCGCGCGTTAAAGTTAAACCCACCATTGTTTGGACCTGCGCGACGAGGACGCGCGTTTTTCCCTTTTGGAATTTCTCGACTATCTCATCGCGCCGTTGCATCGGGACCGACCCGTCAATGAGCGCCGTGCTATAATCTTGATTGAGACCGGAGTAGAGCGCCCCCAGCGTGCCGGTATGCCACGCGAAAACTAGAATGGATTCGCTTGTCGTGTCCAAAACCTCTCTTATATATTCCAGCGCGGGCGGCACTTTCAAAAGGCCAAGCTCTCGGCGGTAAGCGGCAATGTCTCCTAAGCTCTTGCGTTTTATGATTTCAGGAACGGACCCATATTTGCGCTCAAGCGTCTTGGCTTTTTTAAGCATCGCCACCGGCACCGGGGGCGCTAAGACTATGATCCGCTCTTCTTTCGGCTCAAGCTCGGGCAAGACCTCTTCCTTAGTTTTCCTAAACATAAAGCGCCCGTGGATTTGCCGGTGTAGCTGCGTGAGGTTCGAGGAGCCGCGATAGTCCCAACCGAATTTGGTTTCATGGCCGTTACAAAATTTTGATCCGTAATCGTGCAATTTCATATAGTCGATAGTGTCGTGGGCAAGGTGCGAGAGAACGGGAAAAAGTTCTATTGGACGGTTAGGCATAGGCGTGCCGGATAAACCCACCACTTTAGGAACGAGTGGGATTATTTTTTTAAATAGGTTCGCCGTTCGCTTGGCCTCGGCGTTTTTAAATCTATGTATCTCGTCAACGATAAGCAGGCCAAAATCTCGGTCGCGCAAAAGCTCTTGCACGTTCTCGCGCTCAAGTAAATTGTCAGGAATTATGAGAACGTCGCGGCCAAACTTTGGGAGCGGCTTTCCGGTATCGACCACATCGAGATTGCCGCCTCTGACCCACGCTCTGATTTCGCGCTTCCATGTCTCAACTAAAAAGGTTGGGCAAATGATAAGCGTCGGCAGCGAAACGGTATTGATAAGCGTGCAACCAATAACGGATTTGCCTAAGCCTTGCTCGAACGCAATATAAGAATGATTGCGCTCGAGCGCGAACTTAACCGCCAAGATTTGAAATGCTTTTAATTTTTGATGAGGGGGGACGATGGGATTACCCGGCCACGGCTCAACTTTTACGGAGGTGCATTCGATTAGTTCTCTTGCGCTCTCGTCAAAGTATTCGCGGAGCCGGATAGCCCTAGAAAGCTTCGCCGTTTCCCACGCCCTTGTCATGGGATTAAAAAAGAACTGGGCTTTTTCTGGTAGGCCCCTCTCACTCGGGAGGCCATGAAAAGAAAAGACCTTAGTCTTGGTGTTATAACTTACGCGCGGCATGGGGTCGGCTTTCTAAATTGTTTTTCTTGCAATCACTAGACTAAGAACTACATTGTTCAGTCAATACTAAAAAAACTCTAACCGAGGTGCAGCGCATGAAAAACCCCTACAAAACTTTTCTTTATTCTAAACCCATCGAGCAAATGGCGGGCCTCCTGAAAGTGAAAGTTAGAACACTCTCCAAATGGCGCGCGGGTGAAAGTTTGCCCACGCTCAAGCATATGAAAACCATTGTCACGGCAAGCAAGGGCCGCGTGGCCTATGGCGACATCGTAGAATATCAATTGCAAACCTCTAAAAAATAAAGGCCACCCCTCATGCTCAAATCACTAAAGCGGCTCTATGCTAAGGGCTATGCGCTGCATTGGCTTCATAAAAAATCAAAACGCCCCATAGGTGAGAAGTGGTCTCAAGGACCGCGCAAAACTCTAGAGGAACTCGAGCGGGCTTATGCTCCGGGGAATAATCTAGGCGTTCGGCTTGGGAGCCCATCAAAGATAGACGGCGGGTTTTTAGCGGTCATTGATTGCGACGTGAAGTCCTCAGACCCTAAGCACCTCGCTGAAATGGAAGCGAAGCTTCGAGGGCTCGGCGTCAATCCTCAAACACTCACCGTCTTGTCGGGGCGAGGCAATGGCTCGAGACATCTATATGTATCGACTCGCAAGCCCTGCCAACCTCGCAGGCTTGCGCAATCGTCCGAACAGGTGCCGGTGTCAATGCCTTCGGTCGAGCCGTCGCGAAATGACCTCGCAAAGCTATCTAAAGGCGATATTGCAAAGGGACTTCGGCTTAGGGCGGCTTGGGAAATCTCGCTCATGGGCGAAGGCCAACAAGTAGTTGTGCCGCCGTCTATCCATCCCGATAGCGGGAAGGCGTACAAGTATGACGACGCGCGGGGGAAAGATATTGCGGCGTTTGAAGTTTCCGAAGTCGAGCGCGAGCGCGTCAAGAAAACAAAGCTCGCCGACTGGGAGCCCGTAGCCGTTGACTTAATAGGCTCTTCGCTCTCCGACTCGATTGTGAATCAAATAGTTTCCGGCGTTGAGGTCGAGGATAGATCCGCTGCTTTGTTTGGCGTTTCGATTGCGATGGAACGCGCGGGGTTTTCGGAGCGTGAGATTTTGTCTGTGCTAACAGATAAGAAAAACTATTTAGGCGCCGTGGCCTACGACCACACGAAGTCGGAAAGCCGTAAGCGCGCAGCGGAATGGGTTTTGAATTTCACGCTTAGGAAAGCCAAGCGCGAGGGATCGGCGCGAGACGATTTTGAAATCGTAAGCGGTGAAGAGGTTCCGGTAGACGCGAAGGCCTCGGCGGCTTCGGCTAAAGAATTAGTGGAGGTGGAGGATTGGAGACAATTGCTTGAAAAGTCGGGTCAAAAAGGGGACGGCCCGCCCAAGGCCACGTTAAAAAACGCGCATCTTATATTATCTCGGGCCGTGACGCCGCCGCTTATTAAGCGCGACGTTTTTGCGTTTCGGGATTTTTATGTCAACCCGACGCCGTGGGGCGGGAGGGCCGACGACATGCTCGGCAATGACGACGCCGCGTGCATCCGGCTTTGGATGGCTCGAAAATTTCGAGTGGAGCCCGCTTCCGGGATTATTTGCGAAGCCCTCGCCGTCATTGCGAAAGAAAACGCGTTCGACCCGGTGAAAGAACATCTAGAAAACTTGCCCGCTTGGGACGGAGTGGAAAGGCTTAACACTTGGTTGCGAGACAATTTCAACGCCGAGGGTGATGAGGAATATTTAGCTCAAGTGTTTCGCAAGTGGATGGTCGGGATGGTCCGCAGAGTTTATGAGCCGGGGTCAAAGTTTGATTGGATGCCTATCTTTGAGGGCGCTCAGGGGATTGGCAAGTCCTCATTCGGGCGCCTACTCGTGGGGGATAAATGGTTTTTAGATTGGCTCCCGGACTTAAAAGATAAGGACGCAGCACTTGGCTTGCAAGGGATTTGGTTAGTTGAGATGGGGGAGCTTACGCCGTTCAAAAAAGAAATCGAGCAAGTGAAAGCCTTCCTTACGCGAACTAAGGATAAGGTAAGGCCGCCCTATGGAAAATTCTGGGTTGAGTCGGCGAGGCGCTGCGTGTTTTTTGGAACCACCAATAAAGAAAGATACTTCACGGACGACACCGGCAACCGGAGATTCAAGCCCGTAAAGGTGGGACAGCTTAATTTCAATCGACTTCGCAAAGAGCGGGATCAACTATTTGCCGAAGCCCTTTTTATCTATCATTTGGGGGTCGAAACCGAGGTCACTTTAAACACGTTAATCGGCGATGCAATGGTCCACGAAAACGCCATCCAAAACGAGAAGAAAATTCAGGATGATTCGGACGTTATGCGCGAGCAAATCCAGATCTTTTTTGAGGCCAAAAACGGCGCTGAAATCCCGTCGGATTTTGACCGCGATAAATTCAAGATTTCCGATCTTTGGAGGGTTGTAGGTGTCGAGTGGACGTGGAAAAGGGACAATCGGAACTACCAATTTGCGTCAAAGGCCCTAAAAAGTTTGGGCGCAAAACCAAGGATGATACACGGCTTAAGGTACTGGAAATATCCAAAAGGTGGCGAGTAGCCCCACACCCCGGAGCGAACCCTACACCCCGTTTTTCATTCGGCGAGGTGTAAGGGTGTAAGGTGGTGGTAGGTATTATATTAATTAATTATATATTATATATGGAGGGTACATGGATAGGGAAGAGAGCATAGGGGATAACCGGGCTTATAGAAAGATTGGAAAACGACCCCCCTCACCCCCACCTGACACTCGTGGTGTTTTGGTGGCCAAAATAGCGGCGCGAATTTTCGTCACGCAGACCGCGCAAATTAAATTTTGGGAAGCGGATAAATGCGACCTCGATAGGGTGTTAAAAATGAGCCTCGAATTGGCCCAAGATTTAGTCCAATCGGTGGACGGTTTATGAAGAAAAAAAAGCTCGAAAAAATTGATGGATTGGGGCCTAAAGAAATCGCGCAAATCCGAACCGCGCTCCGCAAGGTGTGGTCATGGTCGCGCGCCCGCAGAATTGCTATCGCCCGCGCCACGGGGGCCGATGGATTTCCGTTTTGCGAAAACAAAAAATGTAAAGAGGGCCGCGTCCCAAAGATATACGTGGATCATATTGAGGCGTGCGGAGACGTTACCGACGGCGGATATATAGACAGGTTATTCGTTTCCTCTAAAGGACTACAATGCCTTTGCAAGAGGTGCCACGACGCCAAGACTAAACAAGAGAGACTAGAGGCCAAGATAGCCGCATATAAAAATTGGTAGATAGGGCTTGCCTTGATAGCACTTTTTTGCTATATTGATTGTATAGCGAAGGAGCTAGGCAAATGATCAAATCAATCCCGTTTCGCGATAGAACGCAATATTCGTTTTGGGGCAATGTAGACTATGCCACCAATGCGGACGCGCTCGCCGCGCGAAATCAGTTTGCTAAGAATATGAAGGCGCAAGGCCTTAAGGTGAGAGCGTGGTCCCTGCCTGGACAAACGCGCAAGTATTCTAGTTTAGGCAATCCCGATGGAACTACTGGCACTGTTTATTATTGCGACGTGTTCAATGTCTAGCCTACCCGTCTTTAAAATCCCCGCGCGTAATCTCGACTGGCTCGCGGCCAAACTTGAAAAGATGAATAAGCGCGCCGTCAAACTCGGCGCGGAGCTTATCGTCTCTCACCTTGGCGCCTACACGCCTGCGACCTTCACCCCAGAGGGCCGCCCCCTAAATCCGGCTACCTATGATATCTCAGTATCGGGTCTCACGCCGAAGCTTGCAGGGTGGCGCTTTGTCGGTAGCGTTGAGCATACGGAATTTGGCAACGTCCTTCGTGGACTTCCCGGCGAGACAATGCCGGAAGAATACCGCCACGCCGAAAAGTTTTGCGACCATTGCAAAACGAAGCGCGACCGCAAGGACACGTACTTGGTGCGTTCGGATGAGGGTCAAGTAAAACAGATAGGCCGCACTTGCGTTAGGGATTTCACGGGCGGCGCGAGCCCGGAATATTTCGCGAAGCTCGCCGAATGGATGCGCGACATAGAAAGATTATGCGACCCCGACGCGGAGGCCGAGGACTATCGCACAGGCCGCCGTGAGCCGAGCGTCGAGGTCAATGAATTTTTTCAGCAATGCGCGCAGGAAATCCTAACACGCGGATATTCTAAGGGCATGGGCCGCGCGATGTTTTCTGATATCATTCAAGCGACGTTTGACAGAGACGCTCGTTTGCGCGGGGTAGTTGTCACGCCTTCGGCATATGAGCTTGCCGAGAAAGCCGTCACTTGGGCGCTAAACGTAATGCCTTTAGAGAGCGCGTTTAGCCGCAACATGGAAACGCTTTTAAAGAAATCCCTCGACGGCAAGGTCGTAGCTATGCGCGATGCGGGCATCTTGGCCTATGCTATCGAGGCCTATCGTCTTGACGTAATCAACCCCAAGGTGAGAGCCGTCGCGCCCCCGCAAGCCGTCTCAGAATTTAAAGGCGAGATTGGTGCGCGTATCACTTGGGAAAAACTTACCGTGATGAAATCCATTTACCTGCGCGATTTTGAGTACTACATAATTTTGTTTAAGGATAGCCGAGGCAATGTTTTCAAGTGGTCCACCGGCCAAGGCTTGCTCGAGGGCTCCGACTATGAAGTCACGGGCCGTATCAAGGCTTTTGATGAATACAAAGGTGTTAAACAAACCGTTCTTACGAGGTGTAAAGTGGAAGAGATAGAGGCAGCGAGTGGAGCCTAAAACGCTCGAGGCGATCAATAAACATATCGCCTCGCTATTCGACCAAAGGAACGAGCTACTGCGCCAATACACTTACGCGGCAGAGTTTAATATTCATACGCTGGAAGAAATCAGTAAGCGCATCACGGCGGTTAACGCGAAGGTTGAGGCTTTGGTGCGTCTTAAACAAGAATTGGGAAGACCGACGAATGACTGATAGGGAACTAAAGCAAAAGAATTTAATAAGGGCTTTGAAACTTGGATTGGTCGATTGGTTTAAATTTTTCGAGGAGTGGAAAAGATATGAGATACCTAATACCGATATTGCTAGTTGTGTTAAGTTTTGCAGCGCAAGCCGATGACGCGGAGCTAGAGCGCAAGATTGCCAAAGTGAAGGTGTTCCGGCAATCCGATCCGCCGGACTACTGCGAGGAGATAGGCGAGGTGCAAGCGAATAACGTTTCGGTCTTTACCGACCGCGACCGAGAACGCATGATGCGCGCTCTCGCCGCAAAAAACGGCGCTAACGGTGTGCAGGTAACGACTTTGAAAGGCCCCGTCATTACCGCCGTTATTTTTAAATGCAAGAAATAGCATCTTGACTCTAGCGGAATAGTGCTAGAGCTTGGGGCATGGATCGAGACGAGTTTGAAGTTTACCTAGATGAATTCAAAACGCATCTAGCTGAAACCGAGCGGATAATTTTGGAATGGATACTGCGTTGCAATACAGAGGCGGAATTGCGGGAGTGCAAAACCGCCGCGCGAAAAATGTTTAGGGAGATAGATCAAACGATATGGAAACCCCGTGACTAAACAAAAATATATTATAACCAATGTCGTCTACGGCGACCTCTACGCCAAGATTTTCCTAGAACACCATTTGCGCAGCGTCCTTGATGATACTAATTTGCCCGCACTTAAAGATAAGTATGATGTGGACTATTACATCTATACCGACGCGGAAACCGAGCCGCAGCTACAAGCCCATCCAAATTTTCGAAGGCTCCTCGCGACCTGCAATGTAAAGGTCGCGAAGTTTGAATTTAGTCAACAACATGAGCGCAATAAGTTCGGCGCCCGCTATTCGGTTTTGATGCAGGTCTTTCATGAGTCGGTGAAAATGGCCTTAGAGCAAAACGCTCTCCTCACCGCTTGGGTTGCCGACCTCGTAGTGGCCCGCGACTTTTTCACTAAGTGTCTGGACAAAATAGAGAAAGGCCACGGGGCCGTTTTCGTTTTGCCCCTTAGGTCCGCGTTTGAGACTACGGCCCCCCAACTCGCGCAAATGAATCGCGCGCAAGAGGCTAAGGATTTATTTGAAATTGGTTTCCAAAACCTACATCCCCTTTGGGTTGCGTGCGAATGGGAGAACCGCAGGTTCACTAAGCTTCCGTTCTCTATGCTTTGGTCAACTCGCACTGGCATCATGGCCCGCTCGTTCTCTATCACTCCGATTTTGTTTAAGCCCACGCAAGAGATGCTAGAGGGAAGAGGAATGATAGACGGCGAGATTCCAGGTCAATGCATAAATCCTTATTGGGCCGAGAACTGGACCGACGCGCCCGTGATAGGTGTCGAGCCGCTCTTTTGCTACTATCCGACTTTCTCAAACGTCCCCGCCGTTCGCAAAGGCGTAAGGCTTTGGTCAAAGACGTGCATACACCCGAGCCAAATCCCGCTCGCTAAACGTCCGCTCTACTATCCCGATAAATCAACCGCGAGAGTTTCCGCGTGGCTCAAGTTTAAAAGCGATAGAGTGATAGGAGCGATTACCAAGTGACGCTTATCCTTGTAGCTTTTGGAATTATTGTTTTTATACAGAGTCGAGAGATTACGGCGCTTGAGAATGAAGTGAAACGCCAAGCGCGAATCCTTGCCCTGCTTACCGAGGCGAACTATGTCAAAGAATAAACCCCGCCACCAAGCCTACAACATCCAAGTGGATTACAATATCCTCGACGAGGCCAAGAAATTGGTGAACGTGCCGGAAGCGTTTCGAAACCTACTCGAGAAAATCACGAAGACTAAGACGTGCCCTTGTTGTGGCGCTATGCTTAAAAAAAATGGGAAGTAAAAATCAAACGCATTGCAAAGCAGGCCACGAGTTTGATTTAGAAAACACTCACCGGGATAAAAAGGGCAAGCGCACTTGTAGACGGTGCGCCTCGCTTCGCTCTCAAGATTATCAGATTAAAAAGCGCGAGACGCTGCTTATTACTTATCAGTCATTCGGATATGACAAAAAGCCCAATGACGATAGCACGTATCGAAATCCTCCGGCGCATACAGCGGCGAAGGGTTGATGTATTCGCAGGCGATGTGCAGCGCCCACTCTCGATTGCAACGCATGTAAGTATAATCAATCCCGTTTAGTTGAAGCGCATGGACAAGAGCGAGCGCAATCATACGTAACCGACCCAGCGCCGAGCCGGATTTAAAATCATTGGCACGAAGTAAGGCACGCCATTCTTGATGACGCCGCAACCTAGAGACGGCTTCACTCGGATATTTTTCCCATAATCAAAATTGTATTGCTCAACATCTATCAGGCATCCGGTGTTAAGGCCCCAAAGGACGCCCGACTCGGAAGCTCTAGAGATTGCGCCCCCGTGAGAATGTTGGTGGCCGATTGCCGTATTCATTTGGTTTTGGATTGCCGCATTGAGCGCAGCGGTTATGCCTGACACGTTTTCGCCATGCTCAAAACACCAACCCCCGGAAACCCACTTGTCTTTCCATAGCCAACCCGGAGGCGCGCCGTAGACTTCGCCGACTGAGCGCATAAACTCTTTAGGTATACCGTTGAGGAAAGCTTTCTTCCACGCGCGATAAGTATGATTAGAAGTGCAAACGTAAACTTTAGGGAAGGCGTCAAACCAATAGCTCAGACGGTGACGGGTTTCTTTTAGTTCGTCGCCTCCGCTTAGACCGTTTGGATTTGCAGGCCATTTGCCCAAGGTATGTTGGTCAACCTCATCACCCATGTTGACGACGAACCGCTCGCCGGTTGGGAACCAAACTTTGTCTACGTGTTTGACGAAGGCCAATGCGTCTTGGTGTTCGGCCGGGCATTGGAGGTCCGAAATGCATAGCGCGTTAAGCATTCGCTTTCAGAGTGAGGGCGGCGCTCTATAACGCATAGGCTAGAAAAAGCCTAGTCTAGAAACTGTGAAAGACGGTTGACTATTGACACGTCTCGATATCTTGAGCCACGCTTTAAGCATATGTCTAAAAATCAAAGCCCCATGCGCGTAGCGTTCAAGAGCTATGACAAGCTCTTGCCCCTATCCTCGCTGAAACCTAACAAGTTTCAGCGCAATAAACATCCTAAGGAACAGATCGAGCGCCTCGCCAAGATTATGCGCGAGCACGGGGTTAGGCATCCCATTCATATCTCGACACGCAGTAAGCAAGTTTGCTTTGGGCATGGCCGCTGGGAGGCCGCAGAGCTTAACGGCTGGGATAAATATCCGGTCGTTTATCAGGATTTTAAAAGCGCCAAGGAAGAATTCGCGTGCGTGCAGAGTGACAACGCGATTGCGAGTTGGGCCGAATTGGATCAAGACACTCTGAAATCTGACTTACTAGATTTCAAAGATTTGGACATAGAGCTACTCGGAATAAAAGATTTCAGTATTTCAGAAACTTTAGAGGGTAAATGCGATAAGGATGAAATCCCCGAGCGCGCGCCTGCGGTTTGCAAGCTTGGGGATATTTGGCAATTGGGGGACCATCGGTTGATGTGCGGGGACTCTACCTCTCTCGAATCCGTTGAAAAATTAATGAACGGAGAGAAAGCCGATTTGTGGCTTACTGATCCGCCCTACGGAGTCGGCATGGAGGCAAGAGAAAAGTCCTCCTCCTCCTGGGTAAACAAAAAAAGAATCAATAAGCAAATCACGAACGATGACAAACCAATTTCGGAGATGAAAACCTTTTGGACTAATTGCGCGACCGCTGCGTTTGGGGCGTGTTCGGAAAAGGCCGCTTACTACTGGTTTGCATGTCAAGGCGGCGATCAGATGATGATGATGATGATGAGCCTTGGTGAGGGCGGATGGCAAGTTAAGCACGAATTGATGTGGCTTAAAGACCAGATGGTTTTTGGTCGTGCGGACTATCACTATAAGCATGAGCCTATTTTGTATGGATGGAAACGAAAGTGTTCGCACGAGTGGCACGGGGATAGAAAACAGACTTCGGTGTTAGAGTGTAAGCGTCCGCGATCTAGTGAACTTCATCCGACTATGAAGCCTATTGAATTGTTAGAGCCTCTTCTCGCAAATTCTACGAAACCGGAGCAAGGGGTTCTCGACCTCTTCGGCGGCTCGGGCTCGACGCTCATCGCGTGCGAGAAAACCAACCGCCGCTGTTTCATGATGGAAATAGATCCGCACTATTGCGACGTAATCATTGCGCGTTTTGAGAAGTACACCGGCAAGAAAGCAAAGCGAATTGAAGAAAAAGAAAGAGCTAAAGCCAAAACGAAAATACACAAAGCCGCTCACGCCAAGAGCCTCTAGCCCCAACCCCGACGGCCGCCCAAAGAAGGTGATCGATTGGGAAGAGTTTGAAAAGCTTTGCGGCATACAGTCTACCTTGCTCGAAATGTGTGCTTGGTTTGATTGCGATGACGTGACATTGGAAACGCACGTCAAGGCCCACTATGGCTTGCCTTTTAAGGAAGTGTTCGCCCGCAAACGGGGCAGGGGTAAAGTTTCCCTGCGCCGCAGACAATTCCAAGCGGCTCTCGAAGGCGACACGGCCATGATGATTTTCCTAGGTAAACAATATCTAGATCAAGCGGACAAAAAAGAAATCAAAGGCTCTTGGCAAAATCCCTACGAGAACTTAAGCGACGAAGAGTTAGATAAGAAATACGCCGAGCTTAAACAAAAAGAGAATGAAGAATTAAAATGCTTACCCGCGCGCGAGGTTGTTGAGGTTGGACCTGTTGCAGATACCACGAGCGGAGATAATATCACGGAGCTTGCTAAGGCGAGAAAAGCTTAGACGTGACTGCATCTCCTCTCTAGGCACCTTCACTAGAACCTTTTGGCATGTCATAGAGCCGGGGCAAACTTACGTTCACGGGTGGCATATCGACGAGGCATGTAAGCACTTAGAGGCGGCGGCCCGTTTCGAATTACAAGAGCTTATTTTTAATTGGCCCCCTCGACATATGAAATCCATCCTTATCAACGTGATGTTTCCGGCCTGGGTCTGGGCGCATGAGGAGTGGGCCTCACGTAAGTTTATGAGCGCGAGCTATGCGGCCTCGCTATCGGTGCGCGACGGAATAAAGATGCGTATGGTCATTGAGTCGCCGCTCTATCACGAATTATTCAAGCCCAAGTGGACGCTCAGAGATGACCAAAACCAAAAGCTCAAATTCCAAAACACCATGAGCGGGCTTAGGTTCTCGACTTCGATAGGGGGAGCCGTTACCGGCGAGGGGTATGACTTCGGCCTCATAGATGACCCGGTGAACGCTCTAGAGGCTAACTCCGAGTTGATCCGCGAAGAGGCGAACACTTGGCATGACCTCTCATGGTCAACGCGCGCCAATAATCCTAACGCCTACTGCCGCATTTACATTATGCAACGCTTGCATGAACTCGACATGACGGGTCATGTGATTAGTAAAAAGACACGACCCGCCAAGAGAGCGCACTTGATTTTCCAAGCGCGTTTCGAGCCAAACTCAAAAGTTAAATCCGAGTCACCGCTGCCCCTCTTGGATCCGCGTAAACGCGCGGGCGAGCTACTATGGCCCGAACGCTTTGACGATAGTGCAATTAATCAACTCGCTGCCGATCTAGACACGAACGGACTTGGGCAATCACATGCGCAGCTTCAACAAGATCCCAGGCCTAAAGAGGGCGGACTATTCAAGCGCGTGTGGTGGCAGCGCTATGACAAATCGCCCGCGCAAATATTCGAGACAGTACAGTTTTGGGATTGCGCTCAAAAGCCCGGCATCACGAATGACTACTCTGTATGCGCTACATGGGCCAGGTGCGCAGGTGGATATTATCTCCTAGACCTATGGCGCAAAAAGGTAGAGGCCCCGGAATTAGAGGCGACCGCGATCGCGCTTTATCAAAAGTGGAGACCCGACGCGATAGTGCCGGAGGATAAATCAGCGGGGTCTAGTCTCATTCAATATCTAAGGAGAATTCCCGAGCCGTCGATACCTGTTTTGGGATTTAACCCGCGCGGCGACAAAGAGGTGAGAGCATCGGCGGCGGCACCAACCGTTCACGCTGAAAAATGTTTCTTGCCTAATCGCGAAATTATCGGTCACGATGAAATCGGTAATCCCTACAATCTAATAGAGGCATTTATAACGGAGCATGAGCGTTTCCCCAAAGGCGCGCACGACGACATGGTCGATACGACTTCCATGATGGTCGAATATTTTTCTAAACGCATGACCCATACACCAAGGATTAGATCATTATGACATGGCGGGATTTATTTCCTTTTCTAGGCCGCAAAGAATCTCTAGCTCGCACGGTTACGACCATGCAACAAATCGGGCAACCGCAATCGACACCTGCGAACTATGAGCAATTTGCTAAGACTGGATTTGGGAAATCTGTAATTGTTTATCGCTGTGTAAACATGATTTCAGGCGCCGCAAAGGGCATGACCTTTTCACTCTACGATAAGTCCGATGCGCGTAAACCTAAAGAGTTAGATAAGCACCCCTTACTTGATCTATGGCAAAAGCCCAACCCCATGCAATCGACCGCCGACCTAATCGAAAACATGGTGGCGTTTTATTGTCTCGATGGAAATTCATATCTAGAGGCTAACGGCGGCGCGATTAGTAAGGGCCTGCCCCTCGAGATATGGAACGCTAGGCCCGACAAGATGAAAATCGTTCCCGGCCCCAAGGGCTATCCGGCTAAATATGTTTTTGAGCATGGTGGAATTAAACGCGAATGGCCCGTCGATATCGTCAATATGAAGTCGGATATTCTGCACTGGAAAACCTTCCATCCAATTAACGACTGGTATGGAATGAGCCCCCTCGAAGCCGCGATGTTATCACTCGACCAAAACCTCGCGGGGCAGCGTTGGAATTTAGCACTCTTGCAAAACTCCGCGACTCCTTCGGGCGTACTACAGGTGAAAGTCACCGACTCTAATCCGCGCGGCGAGATTACTAACGAGCAATACGCGCGCATGAGAAAAGACTATGAAGAGAATTATCAGGGCGTCCAGAATACCGGCAAGCCCATGATTATCGAGGGCGGCCTTACCTGGACGCAAATGTCTCTCTCACCTAAAGATGTTGATTACTCTAAAGGCAAAGAGATTTCGGCGACCGACATTGCAATGGTGTACGGCGTGCCGGGCGAGCTACTAGGATTAGGCGTAAAGACTTTTAATAACTACCGCGAGGCCCGTCTCGCATTCTACGAAGAGACCGTCTTGCCCACGATGGACAGTGCAATGGCCGCAGTCAACCGATGGCTCTCGCCTTCGTTTGGCGAAAAACTTTATTTAGATTACGACCGCGATGATATCGAAATCTTGCAATGGAAGCGCGAGCAAAGATACACGTCGTTAGGAACCTCTAATTTCCTAACCCAAAACGAAAAGCGCGAGGCCGTAGGATATGCGCCGAGTGAGGGTTGGGATGTTTTCGTTATCGGCAATCAGATTGGGGCAACGCCCGAGGAGTTTTCAGGTGGCGGTGGACAAACTGACAATCCCCTTGATCCTAACAACGAAAACCCGGATGACGAAACAGACGAAACTAATCCAGACGATGGAACTGACAATAAGCCTGGAAGTCCCAAACCGCCCAACAATGACGATGAAGGTGAGGGGGATTCAAATCAAGAGGACGGAGAGCCGAAAAAAGAAGTCGCGTGGAAAAGCCTCAACCTCGTAAGTGACGGTGAGAAACAACAATCGTGGCGCAAGCAAAACGCCCGGCGCAAACGCCTAGCCGCTTCGTTTACGCGCGACCTCGAGAATGATTTCGGTGACCTCTCTAAACAACTACAGACTATCGACGCGAAACCCGGCAGCGATGCGCGGGTCATAGAGTTTGCACTCCTTAAAGAGATGCATGAATTTATGCCCCACATTGAGCGCACGCTTAAACGACATATCCGGTATGCACTCGAGGACTTCGGTCTTACTATCTTAGGCGAGGGTAAATCGCTGGGGTTTAATAAAGAGAATAAGGCCAATCTGAAATTCGACCACTTCGTAAAGTCCTATACAGAGAAACGCTCGGGCCAAGCTATTTCGACTATCACTAGCACCACTTCGAAGCGGGTAAAGCGCATAGTGGGCGAATGGGTACAAACCGCAATCGTAGACGGTGATACGAATGCGGACCTAGCTAAGTTTATCGGCGCGGAATTTGAGGAACTTACGCCCGGCATGGCAACGCGCATTGCTCGCACGGAGGTGGCGGTTGCCTCTAACAACGGCGCTTTAGAGGCCGTTAAATCCCTACAGATCCCCAACATGTTTAAAGAATGGGTTACCGCAAATGATGAGCGCGTAAGAGACGGCGATAAGGGCGGCGCCGACCATGGTGCGATGAATGGCGCAGAGGTGGGATTAGAAGAAAAGTTTGGTGTTCCGCCCGATAGCCTGATGGAAGGCCCCGGCGATGATAGCGCGCCCGCCGATCAAGTAATCAATTGCCGTTGTGTCCTCACCTACAGGAGCAATAACTAATGGAAATCCAAGACGCTATCCTTGTCGTAAGTATCTGCGCGGCGTTTATCTTAATCGGTTGTTGGGTCGTCGCGGTTATTCGTAATTTCATATCTAAATATTGGGGGAAATAATGAAGCCTGGAATTGAGTTTAAAACTTTCGAATTCGAATTCAAAGAGGCCGACGAAGCCGATAGCCTTGGCCGCTTCGAGGGATACGCATCAACCTTTGGCAACATAGATCAAGGGATGGATATCGTAGACAAGGGCGCGTTTAAAGTAACGCTCAAGCAAAACAAGGGTAAGTTTCCCATTCTCGCGGACCACGATTGGAATTCACATATTGGCTACAACGAGAGCGCCAAAGAAGACTCAACGGGCCTCTTCGTACAAGGTGCGGTAAATCTCAAAGTGCAAAAGGGCGTTGAGAAATTCGCGCTCGCCCAACAAGCCCTGAGCATGAAAACCCGCATGGGCTTATCTATTGGTTACACGACTTTGCAGTCCAGTCTCGACGCCGACAATACAATGATTAGGCATCTCACAGAGTTGAAGCTCTGGGAGTATTCCTTTGTGACTTTCCCGATGAATGTCGAGGCGATGATTACGGCAGCAAAAAGTCTTGGGGCTATTGACAAGGTGAAATTTATTCTGCACCAATTAAAGGAACAGGGCATTTCTAGACGCGATTTGGAATTGGCACTTCGAGACGAAGCCGCCGCATCCGACGAGGACCCGACTCTAATTAGTCAGTCCTTCGATAACCTAATCGCAAAATTCAAAAATGGATAAGTTCGTTTAAAAACTATTTAGGGGGAGTGGTAACTATGGAATTACAGAAAAAGCATGAAGAGCTTTGCCGAGCGTTCGAAGAATTCAAAAAGAATAATGACGCGAAACTCGACGCCGAGAAAAAAGGCCGCGAGGCTATCGCATCGGAATACGGCGCTAAGGCAGCTAAAGCCGAGGAGCATATCGCCGGTCTCGAAAAGCAAATCAAAGAGTTGAATGCTGCAATGTCGCGCACGGGCGGCAACGGTTCGGATAACGAAGCCGAAGCAAAAGCCTATCAAGCCGAAGCAAAGCAGATCATGGGCCGCGACGTTTCCCTCGACGAAGCAAAAGACCTATTGACTCGCAAGCGGGAATTCGGCGAATTCATTCGCAAAGGAAAACACAAAGCGGACGACGGCGCTTTCATGGGATCTAAAACCCTCTCGGTTGACTCCGAAGTGGGCGGTGGTTTCTTGGTAGTCCCTGAAATCGCGAACGAGATTACAAAGAAAATCCATTTGTCCTCGCCCATTCGCCAACTCGCGAGCGTGCAAGCGATTTCAAGCGCGTCCTTGAAAATCAATTCGGACCTCGATACTCGCACTGCCAATTGGCAAGGTGAGCGTTCGACTCGTTCGGAAGGCACTAACCCGACTATCAAACAAGACGAGATTTTTGCGCATGAAATGGATTGCAATCCCGGCGCAACTCAACAATTTCTCGACGACGCAGCGGTGAACGTGGAAGCATGGCTTGCGGATTACGCCGCCGAGGCTTTCGCACTTGCCGAAGCCACCGCGTTTATCTCGGGTCACGGTGTAGGCCGTCCTCGCGGAATTCTTTCTTACGCCGACGGTTCGAGCTATGGACAAGTCCAGCGCATCACGACCGATGCAACCGGCTCAATCACTGGTGACGACCTTATCGACCTACAAGACGCGCTCAAGTCTCCGTATCGCCGTGGCGCTACATTCTTGATGCACCGTTTGACTAAGTCGATCATCCGCAAAGTGAAAGACGGCACTCAATATGTATGGCAACCCGGCCTCGTATCGAGCGCGCCCGACACCTTGCTCGGCGCTCCGGTAATGGAAGCGGAAGACCTGAACACTTCGCTTGCGACCGGCGTCGATGGATTGATTATGTATGGTGACTTCCGCGCAGGATACCAAATCGTTGACCGCGTAGGAATTCGCGTTCTTCGTGATCCGTATTCTTCGAAGCCGAAGGTTGTTTTCTACACTACCAAGCGCGTAGGCGGCGGAGTGAAGAATTACGAAGCTATCAAGATCCTCAAGATTGTTTAATTAGGGCCCTGCGATATTCTCCCCGCGCGCGAGCGCGGGGGATTTTTAAGATAGAGTTTTAAATTTAAAAAGGAGTTTTGATTATGATGAAGTCTCTATATGGTCGCGTAAATAGCATTTACGCTCTCGCGAAAACAGTAGGCAGCGGGGATTCTACTACCTCTGTTATTGATTTGCAGGGATATAGCTCTTGCTTGTTGTCCTTTGTTGCGGGCGTTTTTGCGCTCACATCCACCAACAAGGTGACGCTCACTGTTCTCGAGTCGGACGACAATACGACTTATGGAACTGTGGCCGCCGCCGACATGGAAGGAATGGAAACCGCGAGCGTGTTTCGCGCATGGGATTTGAGCGCGAACGATGCGAGCACGGTCACCAACCTTTATTATCGTGGAACCAAGCGATATGTAAAATGCACTCTTGTAGAGGGCGGAACCGTTGCTCTCCCCATGGGTTGCGTTGCGGTGCTTGGCGATTCGCATAATAAACCGTCGGTTGATTAATTGATATTTGCGCCCGCGCGCTTACGTGCGCGGGCATTTTCGAGGATTACGGATGCGCGTCCAGGCATATCGAAATGGATTTATCCGGGATTGCGGGCGCGATGTTTTGGCTTTGCAAGGGCAGATTTTTGACCTCAATGATGAGGACGCAAAAGCCGCGATAGATAACGGCGTTTGTGAAGAGCATGGGGTTGCGAATGTTGGAAGTGAAAACAAAACTAGAGAGCACGCCGTCAGCGGTCCTGGACTTCACCGACATACAGACGCATCTCCGGATAGACGGGACGACCGACGCCGCGCTAGTCGCAAGCCTTATAAGCGGCGTAACAAAAAGAGTTGAATCTTTTCTCGACCGCAAACTTACCTCTCAAGTTTGGTCTATTTACTATGATTATTTTCCGAGAACCGTAAACCAAGACGCTTGGTGGGACGGCACTAAGGACGGAGCCGTTTCTTTATTGTATAGCCAGGAGCGGTTTTTAGAATTGCCGTTTGGCCCATGCATTACGGTCTCGAGCGTTGCGACGTTTGACGAAACCGACGGCTCGACGGCAATGGACGCCTCTAATTACTCGGTGGATACGATTTCGCCGCGTCCGAAAATCGCGTTAAAGAGCGGCGGCGTCTGGCCGTCAACTACTCTGCGCCCCGTAAACGGCGTTAAGGTGACCGCTACGTTTGGCTATGGAACCGCCGCCGAAGTTCCGCAGGATATCAAAGAGGCAATTAAAATTGCCGTTTCTAATTTCTATGAGCATAGAGGTGACGCGGAAATGACCGACGCTTTACCTAAGACCGCTGAAATGTTGCTCGAACCTTACAAGATTTGGAAATTGAAATGACGAAATCCGCCCCCATTGGAGAACTACGCCATAGAGTGACCTTTCAGTCGCTCTCAAACGCGTCTGATTCTCAGGGCGGCGTTGCTACTACATGGTCGGACCTCGTGACCATTTGGGGATTGCTTGAGCCCACGAAATCCTATGAAAAGTTTTTCGCCGATCGCATTGATTTTAGGCGCACGCATACATGTATCATTCGCCACCGCACGGATATTACTACGGCCATGCGCGTATCTTTTGACTCGAGACTTTTTCAAATCAAGGGCATACGCCGCCCCGATGAGCGCAAGTTTTTCCTCATTCTCGATCTAGAGGAGAACGTTGCAACATGAGCGCATTTAAAATTACGGGAGTTATAAAAAACGTAAAGCGTTTCGAGATGAAACTAAAGGCCCTCGAGCGCGAGACCAAAGCGGGCTCTATCAAAGCCGTGCAAGATTCTATTTTTCTCATTCATAAAACGGCGGTTGAGAGCATACAAGATAACGCCTCGGGCATCCCGCAAGTCAGATACACCAATGGGCGTAAGCGCAACGTGCTCGCATCTAAGCCGGGCGATCCCCCGAACACCGACACCGGGCGCTTGGTGCAATCTATTAAATTCGATTTTCAAAACGGCGGTCTTACCGGACGTGTCGGCACTAATCTCAAGTACGGCGCGTGGCTCGAGTTTGGGACTAAGAACGTTGAGCCTCGCCCGTGGCTTTCCTCGGCGATCAAAGAGACGGCTAAACAGGTCGGAGATATATTTAAAAAAGCGATTCAAGCGAGCATTAAAGGGGTCACTAAATGACCTGGGCGCCGCAAGAAACTCAAATCGCAGTATACAATAAATTGGTGAATGATTCCGCGCTCACGGCGTTGATAGGCGCGAATAAGATTTTTGACCACGTCCCTGATAGCACTGCGTTTCCGTTTATCTCGCTTGCGATCAAGCCCTTCGAGGATAGAGGTAACTACACTTTCGAAGGACTACAGGCCGAACTATGGATTCACGTTTGGTATCAAGCGGGCGCGACATACACCGGCAGAGGTGACAAACAGGTGCAGAATATCCAAGCTAGAGTGGACGCGCTCTTACATAAAAAAGAGCTTCCGGTTTCCGGTTGGAGCACGCTTATTTTACGTCGGGAATTCATCGACATTATCACGGACCCGGACAATGTAACTAAACATGGAATTCAAAGATTTAAACTATTCTTAGGAGGAAATTAATATGGCAGGGGAAAAATCAGGCAAGGACATGTTGCTCAAAATCGGCGAGAGCATGACGGCGGCGGTATCAGGAACTCAAGACTTTGTTAAGGCGTCGCACGGTCTCGTCGTGGGGGACCTCGTGTTACCGAGCGAAGCGGTAGGAACGGCGTTTACTACAAGCCGTTTTTATTTCGTGACCGATGGATCGGCGGACGGAACGCTTTCGGCAATTGGCGACGGCACTTTCCGATTAGCCCTCGTGCCGGACGGAACCGCGATCACCGCCGATGCGACGGACGCGACCTTTAACTTCGTCGCCTACAAAACTATCGGCGGCTTGAGAGCGTCAACCTTCGCATACACTGCGGACGATATCGACGTTTCGAACCACGGTTCGAACCAATGGAAATTTATCAAATCCGGCGCCGGTATGCGCTCGGTCGCGGTGTCGGGCTCGGGCGTTTACAACAACGCAACAAATTATCGCGCAATGGAAGCAAGTGCGATGGCCAATACGCAGGTTGCTCTCGCTTTCTTAGACGTGGATGCGGGCCGCATCTATAGCGCGAACTTCAAAATCAATTCTCTCGAAGCATCGGGCGAGTATGACGGCGAAGCAAGTTTCTCGATGGCCGCAAACTCTAACGGTAGCGTTAGCGTTGCACAGTTAGGCACTTAAAAAGTTTTGAAAACCCTCGTGCGCGTAGGCGCGCGGGGGCAGGGGCTTTAGCGTTCGTCGTGGGGTCGGATGCTAAAGCCCCGACCTTAACCCACGAAAGGCAGAGATATGGAAAACAAGTTTAGAAACGAAATGGAAATCAATCTTGCGGGCCAAAAGATTTTGCTTCGCCCGACCTTCGAAAACATCGCAGCTATGGAAGCGAATGTCGGGAGCCTAGTCCATCTAGTGTGGAAATTCTCGAGAGGCGCGGTTAAGTCTAAGAGTGTAACGGAAAAATCCGTTGCATCTTTCCCTTCGTTAAGTGAATGCGCGCAAATCATTTACTACAATCAAGCGGCAGTGAAACCCGAGGACCCGACACTAAAGAAATATTCTTTAGAAGAGATTTGGGACATGGTTCTAGATGAGGGCGCTACCGCGTGTAAAGGCGTTGTGGAATTCTTAGGCAAAATGATGGCGGGCCGTAAGGTGAGCCCCGAGGAACTACTCGAAGCGGAGGAAGAAAAAAAGAGTTAGAGAACGCCCCGGCGCCCGAGCGAT